AAAAATCATGAATGGACGGATGAAGAGAAACTACTGATCGTGAGAATGAAGGCAGAGGGTAAGAATTTCGTAGAGATAGCAGCCACTATCGGAGATGACATTTCGCGCAATGCCTGTGCCTCTAAATATTATCTCATGGAGGAGCTGGGCGAACTGGAGCAGTACGAACGATTGTTGGAGAAGGTTAAATGAAGGGAAGAATGATTCAGATAGACGACTTCATCAAGGAATTACAGCAGATCCGAGAAAAATACGGGAACACGTGTATCTACATTCGAGATGCTTCTTGGGGTGGAATGGCTTTGAATAGACAGGCAGAAGACGAACGAGCCGAGAAACTATTGGAGCAGAAGAAAACTATCACACTACGAGGTAGTAAGTGCGGACATATGTAACTGGGAGGGAAACCATGAAATGGGAATACTGGTTGGTTTTAATCGTGCTGCTGGTGCAGATAGCACTGGGAGGGGGGATAAGGTTGAATACCATCATCGGGCAACGGGAGGACCAGCTCGCAGAAAAGGAGCGGGAAATCTCCGACCTCGAGGAACAAGTAGCAGACCTACAACAGCAGCTCAGTCCTCAACCCTATTATCAGCCGGTGGATCAAGTCCGGATCTCTTCTGGAACCGGCTACCGGATGGATCCAATGGGCGGCGGTACCGAAGGCCTGCATAAAGGCGTGGACCTGGTTGGGCCGATCGGCGCACCAGTCAAAGCTGCGCTTGCCGGCGAAGTCGTAGAGCATTGGCCGGCACCAGATAGCTACTGGCACGGGCATCCGACTTTCGGCGGTCTGGTAGTAATCGACTACGGCGATGGACTTTTCAGTCTGTACGGCCATCTGTCAGAGACTACAGTGCATGAAGGCTGGCATGTAGAAGCCGGCCAGGTTATCGGTGCTCTCGGCGACACGGGGATCTGCACGGGAGCACATCTGCATTTCGAGATCGTGGTGGATCCGCTGCGGTATCTGGAGGAGCGGTGACAGAACAAACACTTTTGCCGGAAATAAAAGAGCAACATATTCTTGATGTCCTTAAAAGCAAGCATACTCGCGACTTGTTTGTAGCACATTGTAAGACCGGACCATCATGGATGGGTGCAGGCGGCCCGATTCTCGATGCGTGGGTCATGCCCTATTCATGGACAAAGCCGATTATCGGTTATGAGGTAAAGGTGAGCCATAACGATTTTCGGCGGGATCGCAAATGGATAAGCTATCTCCAATACTGCAACCTATTTTACTTCGTATGTCCCTGGGGAGTCATCGAAAAAAGAGAAGTTCCCGATGAAGGCGGCTTGATCTATCTGACGAAAACCGGCGCGGGAATTCGCTACATCAAGAGAGCACCGAGCCGATGGTGGCATCAAATACCGCAGGGCATTTTTCAGTACGTGCTTATGTGGCGGAAAGATTGTATATGAATGAAGAGCTGATCGAAGCGATCTATTGGTGCAACCGTCTGAAAAGAGACGAAGATCTGCACTTGTCTGATCTCTGCTTGTCGACGCTTCAACGAAATGTAGGTGTGCTGATGCGCCATGTGAAGGCAGACTATGAACCACCCACCTATCACGGTCTCTGTCCAGGCTGCGGGCGGGCAATAGAACTGGAAAGACAGTGATTTTCTTTTCCGTGATCGGCAACCATGAGGATCCGAAGGGAAATCCGATTGGATATACACGCATGACACAACGGGGCAAATGGATTAGGCCGGCAGCCAAGCGATATGAAGCCTGGAAGGATTATGTCTGGAATTGTCTACTCAAATCCGAGCCGAAACCACCACGGTTTGAGAACAGCCAGAAAATCGTTGTGAGTTGCTATATCGAGTACAAGGATGGGCGCCGGCCGGATCCCGGGAATGTCGTCAAGGGAATCGCCGACGCCCTGGCTGATCGAATCCACCGGACAGAAAAATATCCGCGTATTTGGACGGAACGCCGGCTTTATCCAAACGACAGGAACGTCTTGGAGCGGGCGATGGACTTTAGCTATTCGGAAAACCCTGGCGTGTTGGTGATTGTAACGGAGGCTTAAAGTGGGAGGGGAATTGCAAACGGCAAAGCAGGTCTTGAAAAAACTCGATCAGATGCTCTTAGCGATCAAAGCAACCGGCGGCTATAAAGTGCGCAAAAACATTCCGCTATCCGAGCATAGGATCAATAAGCTTTGTGAAGAAAGCGAACCAAAAATCCGCTTAATGGCTATCTCTCTTGTCGTTGCAGAAACAATGCTCCACGAACCAGCGCCGTCGATTCACCCGCGGTGGGATGAGTACCAGAGGCGGCGGGCGGAGTGCATGGCAGAGCTGGGGAAGAGATGAAACTGAATCAGGAAATGATCAACTGGATAGAAAAACACGACCGTCTAATTCACGAACTCATGGTCGCTGAAAGAGTCGTGCAGTTTGGTAAAGTTGTTCTAAAATATCAGGACGGCCGATATTTAGGTATGGATCTACATCCAACAATGAAGATCGATGAAATCACGGAAACAGGACTGCCAAATAAGAATAACAGCCGCAAGAAACCCAGTTAGAACCAACAAGATGAACGGTATCGTATACCACCCCAAAGTACGATAATGTTTTTGCCTTGGACATTGATTGAAGAGATCAGGAATCTTCTTTCTGATGTTTGTCGGAAGACCGAAGAAATGATTCTCAATATAGTTCAGACGCTCACGGTAATCTTGAAGTGCCTGCAAATGATGAACTTGATAAACGATCGAAACAATTGCGACTATACCGGAACCGATTGTGGCAAAAATTTTCATCAATAGGTGAGGATCTATGTCAGGTTGTGCAAATAGAAAAATTACTGCAAAAAGAAGTAGCAGACCATAGTATGCAGTTCTCCATTGCTGTCCTTTGACGAACTGGATTTCATTCGTGTAATGGGAAAAATACAGTTTTGCTTCCTCAAAGAGTTTATCCTCATTTTCGCTCATGAAAGTATTTTAGCAAAATAATATTGACAATTCCAGGAAGTATCCGTTATCTTAAAATAGATATTGGATCGGCCCTCGTGCTGGCCGAGTAAAGCGGAGGCACGGAGTCGGTCAAACGCTCAAAACCCGACACCAGGCGGGTAGTTGGCGTTTGGCTGGCTTCGTGCCTTTTTTATTTGCCCAGAGACTGGGAGGGGAACTACTTGCCGCACAAAACTCTCAAACCTTGCAGACATCCAGGCTGTCCGGAACTGACAACTGAGCGATATTGCGGCAGACATGCAAAGCAAGAGACTGAGCGATACGAACAAAACCGACCGTCGGCCGCGAAACGGGGATACAACTATCGGTGGCAGAAATACACAAAACAATTTCTTGCCGCACATCCGCTCTGCTTGAACTTTTCCGAATGCCATAATGTCGCCGTGCTTGTCGACCATATCAAGCCGCACTGCGGGGATCTACAGCTGTTCTGGGACTCCCAGAACCACCAGGCGATGTGCAAGCCGTGTCATGACCGCAAGACAGCGCAGGAGGATGGCGGATTCGGAAATCGAAAGGGGAGGGGGGATGAAAATCTCTAGATTGAATCCGCTCAAGACCGTGCGGGCAGCTTTGCGCATGCGATGTCAAAATTCACATAAGGGGTAGGCGATGGCAAGAGGTCGGCCTCGGAAGCCGCGACAGACCAAAATCATCGAAGGGAACTTCCGGAAAGACCGCAATCCGGGAAATGAGCCCGCGCCCCCCGTGCTGCCCTCGGTCCCAAAGCCGCCGGCAGGGATGAATCGCTGGGCCCGTCGGCTTTGGAAAGACCTGATCGCGGAGTTGATGGAACAGGATCTGGTCACGACAGTCGATCTGGCGACGCTGGAGCTCTGCTGCGATGCCTACGGCGTGTACCGCGAGGCCAAAGATGCGGTCTTCCGCCCCCGGAATCCAAAAACCGGCAAGCGCGCACGGCGATCTCTCTCGGAGTATCTTCGCGGAAGGAACAGTCAGACGATGCCGGAGTTCACCACGATGAAAGCCGGCTGGCAGTTGTACAAGGCGTACATGGCAGAGTTCGGATTATCGCCGGCCTCCCGAAACCGGATCCACGTTCCCGGGTCGAAAGAGGCTGGACAGGACCCGATGGAGAAAATCTTGAATGAGGCGTAGATGCATAGCGCTGCTGCTTCTCCTGGGAATGCTCGTCGTGGCTGAAACCTTCGCAGCCGAGCAGTACATCCGCGAAGTGATAAGCGGCAAACAGATGGTATGTCGCCTCACGCGCCTGGCCGTCGAGCGGCACCTGCGGGACCTGGAGCGGCAAAACACCTCGGATTTTCCCTACTATTTCGATCCCTCAGAGGCCAAGCGCGCGATCACTTTCAAGCGGCAACTGAAGCTGATCGACGGTCCCTATCGAGGGGCACGTCTTACAATTCCGCCCTGGCTGCAGTTCAAGGATTGGTTGTTGTTTGGATGGCGCCGCGCCGACGGTGGCTATCGCCGCTTTCGCAAAGTATACATTGAGGTCGGAAAGAAAAACACCAAGACCACCGACGCCGCAAGCACGGCGTTGTTTGTATTTTACGCCGAACGTCCCCACGACTGGGGCCCGCAGGTCTACTGCCTGGGTCCAAAGAAAGAACAGGGCAAGATTGCTTGGGACATCGCGGCGGCGATGGTGAGAGCGCACCCGATCCTGAGTGCACGCGCGCGTTTCTACAAAGAGAACACGAATGAGCCACGGCTGCTTCTTACCACCGATCCGCGGGCGATCATGACGGTCTGGGGCAAGGATGCCGCCAAACAGGACGGCTTCAGTCCGTCCATGGCCCTTGTCGATGAAGCCCACCTGTATCCGGGGCATGAGGCGATGGAGACGATTGAGTCCGGTCAGGGAGCCCGGCTACAGCCCTTGAGCTACATCATCACTACCGCCGGTTTTGATCTGGAGTCTCCCTGCTACACCGAAGAGCGGAACCTGGTTATTGAGATTTTGGAACAGACTATAGATCCGATCCCGGAATATGTATTCGGCCTGGTTTATACGCTGGACGAGGACGATGATTTCGCAGATCCGGAGATGTGGCCGAAGGCGAATCCGAGCCTGGATGTTTTGCCCACTCCTCGGCGGGATTTCCTGCGCGAGCGCGTAACTACTGCCCTGAGTACTCCAACGAAACGAAATGATGTGCTGACAAAGAACTTCAGCGTCTGGACTCAGGTGCAGACCCGCTGGATCACGCCAGAGATGTGGGCTGCCTGCGCCGGCAAGGTGGAGGAGAAGGCCCTCGAGGGGCGCCGAGCCTACGGCGGGATCGACCTGTCGATGACCCGCGATCTAACGGCCTGGGTGCTGTGTTTCTGGCCGAGTGAGGAAGAGCCCGACGTATATCCCTTTCTGTACCGGTTCTTTCTCCCGGAGGAGAACATCGTGGAGCGGGAGCGGGAGGATAAGCGGCAGTACCGCTATTGGGCCAAGCAGGGCCTGCTCACTTTGACCCCGGGTCCGCAGGTCAGCCACACTGCAGTTGAAGAGCAGATTCGCAAGGACGCCAAGCATTTCGATATCCCGCAAATTGCCTACGACCCGTACCGGGCCGGCTTGCTCGTGGAGGATCTTCAGAAACACGGGCTCACGATCGAGATGGTCATGTATCGGCAGATCTACACGTACATGGCCCAACCGACGGATCTGTTCGAGCGCGCGATCATCGGGAAGCATATCGCCCACGGCGGCAACCCGATCATGAAGTGGATGATCTCCTGCACCGAGGTCAAAAGCGATCGCCAGGGGCTGATCATGCCCATGAAGCCGAAGCGGGGAGCCTACGGAAAACGGATCGACGGCGTGGTGGCCTCGATCATGGCCTACCACCGCGCCTACTCGGAGTACGGCAAAGCGCAGGAAAAGGTGGAGATATGGGCGGTATAAAACTGGGAAGGCGAATCGC